GTGGTATTAAGAGTGCTATTGAAGGCGAAGATTGGAATGAACCACCTATTATATCACCAGAAAAGAATCTTGACAACACTGTATATACCAGTAAGAATGATAATAACTATGTGGTGTTGAGTGATAGTAGAGAGGGAGATGGTACATACATTCTTATCTCACATGCCTCTGGTTCTGCTATACAGATTGATTCACATGGAACGATACTTGTCAAGTCTTTTGGTGACACTTATAATAGTACCGAAGGCTTTACGATGAATAATACCGAGATGGACTATCAAACGAATGTTGGTGGTGACTGGGCATTAAGAGTCGAAAGAGGCTCTGGTAAAGTATGGATTAATGGTGATCTAGACATCGAGTGTGAGAACTTTAATGTTACAGCAAGAGGCACAGCTAATATCAATGCCGCCGCTGGTACGAACATATCTGGTGGTAAAGTAGGACTCTTTGCTACGAGTGATGATGTTAACATAGCCGCTAATGCGAACATCAAGATGAAAGCTGGTACTCCAATTAACTTTGGTGGCATATATGGTAAAGCTGAATGGGGTGACGTACATCTCGATAGTGCCCAGATGAACTTAACGAGCAAGACATATACTAAGATATACAGTTTAGGCTTGCCATCCGCATCACTGAGAACTTTGCCTTATCCTGATATTGGTCATTTAGGTATTGATATTGATTCTAGGACATCTCTACGTATGAGCTCCCTTGCTACAATGAATATTAATGCTATTGGTGCGCTTGGTATTAACGCAGGAGCTGCCTTAGGAGTCAAGTCTGTTGGTACTATGGACTTGTCATCGGGTGCACAGCTAGGCATAGGAGCAGGTGGACTCGTTAATATAGACGGATCATTAGTTCTTATTGGTAATGGTACAGCAGGAGCAACAGCCGGTCTCGCAACGGGTACTGTGACAGCATCATTAGCGCCACAACTACTACAATCTACTACAGCAGTTTCACCTATACAAGTTGGTATACAAGAGACTGCAAAAGTATTAGATCCAGGCGACATACCTCCAAGTCGTGTTCCTGTAGGATATACAACTAAAGGTAATTTAAGAACGAGAAAACCACCACCCTCGAATAGTAGTATGCCTGATGATACTACAGATGGTGAATGAAGTGATAAATAAAATTACAACAATTAGGACAGAACTATGACAGCTTTATGTGAATCAACAACACCTCTAGCCTCTCGCTTTGACGCTTCGTTGCTCACAGCTGGCTCTGATGTGTTCAATGAGATCGATGATTTTACACGCCTCGTAGACTTTAATGCCAATCCTATTGAGAGATTGAATAGGCAGACAGTCATAGATTTAACAAATGCTACGAATAATTTACTTGACAACATCGATACTTCCAGTTATAATACACTTAGTGATAGACATTCACAGGCACCGTTAACGTTTGTTGAGATTGCTGACTTTATTGTGTCAAACAATCAAGACATTGATGGTATCTTCTTAGCAGTAGGTGCGTATTCGCCTACCGTGATGAGTGGAGGTCTCTCTACTCCTATTGATTCCTATCTAGGGGATCTAGACTATTACTTAAACGTGAATCTAGGCAAGTCTATATCAAGTGGACTATGTGGTGCGTTTGCGAATATCTTTGCCACACTCGGTGGTATCTTTACCCTTATTTCTACAGCCCAAGAATTAATAGCTGATATCAAGAACTTATCAGAGAAGGATCCTATTAAGCTTGCGAAGTCGTTGACTCTCACTGCTGTATTAAAGAAGATTAAGGATACGATACTAGAGATTGTAGACAAAGTAATTGCACAGTTAATGAAGCAGGTACAGGGGGTGGTAGATAGTGTCGTAGGCATGGCAGACGATCTTAAGTGTGCCGCTAAGTCTGCATTCGCTCATATACAAGGTGCCGCAGATCAGATCAAAGAATTCTTCGATGAAGTCAATAAAGATGGCTTGAAGAAGTCTATTGAGAAGTTCATGTCTAAGCTAGTAGCACAATTCGAAAGATTAACAGCCGAGAACGTAGCACTTATGATGTTTCGTTTCTGCCAGTTAAGTGAAGTCATCCAAGAACTACTCACTGCACCAGTCGATGGTATTAAGAAACTTGCTACAGCATTGACAATCGAGCAAGCTGCCCTTAAGAGTGCGGGTCTTGTAGAAACAAAGAAAGCAGTAGAAGCAGGTGCATTAAGAATATCTGCTGATGAACGAGCAAAGACTATAACAGAAACTAACGAGAAAGTCAACAACGAAGCACCAAGTCTTGCTGAGGTATCAGAGGGAGCATCAGGTAATTACGAATGTCCTACCTGTCCATCTGGGGATGAGATGAAACAAATTGCTGCCTTAGACGAGAATGGTATACCAGGCAAGTTCACATTTGAATCACAAGTTGTAAATCAGAACGACTTCGAAGGTAAGTATCTCAAGGGCGCTGGTTATAAGAAAGTACAGAAAGAAGTATGGTTTAAACTATTACGTACATTAGACCAAACGGGAACAGAAGTCAAGATAAATTCTGCATATAGATCACCTAATTACAATAAAGGTAGAGGTGTATCTAAGTCTAAGCATATGACAGGACAAGCAATCGATGTACGAGTCACAGGTGACTATACGAAGAGAGCAGAGTTTGTTGTTGCTGCCTCACGTGCTGGCTTTACTGGTATTGGTGTTTATAGTACATTCATTCACTTAGACATTGCTGGACGTAGAGCATGGGTAGCTGGAGAGCCTACTACACCATCTGATTATCCAGTACCACGCACACAGACAGCTAGATGGGTAGAGCTTGTTTCGAGACATGATCGTGACAAACTTCGTTCAGTATAACATAAATAAAAGTAAAAGGCAAATTAAATGGCTAGTATAACACCTCTTACAAGACGTAGCGAGATCCACAGTGATTTCCATAAGGACTTGGCTCTATTGCCTGGTCGTAATGATATTGCACGTAGAGTAAACGAGAACTCAGTCAAAGAAGCAATTAAGAATATACTACTCACTGATCGTGGAGAACGTCTCTTTCAGCCTCTTGTTGGTAGCGATATACGAGCATTGCTATTCGAGAACGTAAGTCCTGTTACATCTATTATTATGCGTGACAGAATACAGTCAGCACTTGAAGCATACGAACCACGCTGTGGCTTAAAAGACGTAGAAGTATTAGGAGACATTGACTCTAATAGCGTAAGAATAAACGTTGTATTCTATGTCATAAATAATGAGACACCTCAAACACTTTCAATCGATATCGATAGGGTAAGATAATGGCAAATATATCACCAGTACAAAATTTAGACTTCTTTGAAACGAAGTCAGCACTTAAGACTTATCTAAGCAATCAAGATAGGTTTGCTGACTACGACTTCGAAGGGTCGAACATGAATGTATTGCTTGACTTACTCGCATATAATACGTTCTATAATAACTACTATTATAATATGGCGATAAGCGAGATGTTCCTCGACTCTGCACAAGAACGTAATAGTATTGTATCACACGCAAAAGAATTAAACTATCTACCACGTTCACGTAGATCAGCAAAAGCAAATGTGACGATTAACATTACTGCTACACAAGCAGGAAACTTTTTTATTATTCCAAAAGATACGAAGATTAACGGCAAGTGTGGTAACACGACATTCAGCTTCCTTACAGAGAAAGCATATACAGCAGTCACATCACAGATACTACAACGTGACAACAACGGTAATATCATTCTCGTACCACGCACATATTCGGTATCTGGTGTAGAAGTATTTCAAGGTAGATTACTTACAGAAACACTTGACATTACAGATACAGTACTATCTAATAACATGATAGACACACGCTCACTCTACGTAGAAGTGAATGGTGAAGAGTACGTATATAAGACAGACATATTTGGCATTACTGCTACTGACAAAGTATTCTATCTCCAGCCAGAAGAAGATCAGAAATACTCTCTACAGTTTGGACAAGACAAGTTCGGAAAACAGCCTACAGCAGGTGATACTATTACAGCGAAGTATCGTATTACATCAGGACCAGATGCGAATGGTGTAAACTCTATGACAAGTAATGGCATAGCGGGTTCTGCAGGTGTATCGATTACAGTAAATACAGCGTCAGCTGGTGGCATGATATCAGAGACAGGCGACTCTATTCGAACATTCGCACCTAAGGCTCTTCAAGTACAAGAACGTGCAGTAACAACACGTGACTACGAGATACTACTACGTAATCGTTTTCCTAATATCGAAGCTATCTCTGTATATGGTGGAGACGAAGTAGAACCTCCTCAATTCGGAAAGGTGATTATCTCTGTAGACGTTACTGGCGGCGAAGGTGCCGCTGACTTTGAGATTGCGTCATTCAGTGACTATCTAAAAGACAAGACTCCATTAACGATTGAGCCAGTGTTTGTACCTGCTAAGTTCCTATTCATTGATACTGTAGTAGACGTAGTATTCGATCCTAACATTACGACTAAGAGTGCATCACAGATACGAAGCGAAGTAATGGCGGCGTTGACATCTTACTCTACTACGAATCTCTCTGACTTTAATAAGACACTACGACAGTCTCGTTTGGCGGCGGCTCTCGATAGTGTAGACAATTCGATTATCTCTTCAAGTATCTTTGCTTCACCAATTATTCAAGTTGTACCTATATTGAGTACTGTACAGAACCCCGCTTTCTCATATGAGACAGCACTTGTACAGCCATATGCTTATGATGCTACAACAGGTCTATCAGGATTTACACCAGCTGTACGTACTAGTAAGATGACTATCGAAGGTACACTAGTGACACTACAAGACGATGGTGCTGGTAAGATGATGGCTGTGACTGCTTCATCTGCTGATGTATCAGTGTTTAAGCGTAACGTTGGTACAATTAACTATAGCACAGGTGCCATTAAGTTGTCAAATCTAATCGTAGATTCATACGAAGGTGGCGCAATTAAATTCATTGCTAACTCAGTAGCGAAAGACGTAAAAGCTCCTAAAGATCGTATCATCACAATACGTGGCGAAGATATCACAGTTAACGTAACATCATTAGCGGAATAAAGAATGTTAAACGTAAGAGACCATATATCACCTACGATAGCTGAACAGTTTCCAGCACTCTATAGAGAAGAGGGTGACGTACTTGTAGAATTTGTTAAGGCTTATTATGAGTATAACGATTCTATTATGGATAGAAATATTCCTAAGCTTCGTGACATTGATACTACTCTTGCGTCCTTTCTTATCTTCTTTAAGAAGAAGTATCTACAATCATTACCACTTGACACTGTTGTTGATACACGATTCATTATAAAACATATTCAAGACTTATACAAGCGTAAGGGCTCAGAAGAAAGTTTACGGCTATTGTTCCGTATGTTCTTTGACGAAGAGATTGAAGTCTTTTATCCTTCGACTGCTATTCTAAAGCCTTCTGACTCTATATGGGGTGGGGCAATATACTTAGAGTTAAAGCCAGTGAACACTGTCGATGATTATCCTATTCAGCGTGGTGACAAACTACAGGGTGACGTTTCTGGCGCTTCTGCGTTTGTAGACAATATCATCTTTGTAAACTTCTCTGGTACGATATCTCCTATTGCATATCTATCAAACGTTTCTGGTACATTCATATCAGATGATGCGATTACAGTAACAAGAGCAGGTGTATCACATGCACATGGTAAGCTTGTATTAGGATCGATTAGTGAGAAT